TCCGGGGCCGACCTCTCCGGGGCCGACCTCTCCGGGGCCGACCTCTCCAGGGCCAACCTCTCCAGGGCCAACCTCTCCGGGGCCAACCTCTCCAGGGCCAACCTCTCCAGGGCCAACCTCTACGCCATCAAGGGCGACTTCTTCGAAATCCTCCTCAACGCCCCCGCCGAAGTCGCCGGGCTCAAGGCCGCGCTGATCGCCGGCGAAGTGGACGGCTCTACTTACTTCGGGGATTGTTGTTGCCTTGTCGGAACACTCGCTCGTGTTTCCGGCGTCGCGCACGATGACATTCCCGGCATCACACCAGACGCCAGCCGCCCGGCAGAACGCTGGTTCCTCGCGATCCGCAAGGGCAACACGCCGGAAAACAATGCCGTTGCAAAGCTCACCCTGGAATGGATCGAAGAGTTCCAGGCGAAAATCGGGCACGCCGTCAAGGTGCATCAACCAAAGGAAGCCTAACCGTGTCAAACCTTCTACCAATCGAGCGCGCCCTCGCCCATCTTGACGCGCTCCCGCTCGACTACGATCTTGCCAAGGCTCGCGCGCTGATAGTCGGCTACGATCTCCGGTGGCGAGGAAAGTACGCGGGCTACGCTGTGATCAGCGTGGAAGAGGAGTTCCGTTTTCCGCTCCTCAACCCGCAGACCGAAGGCATGTCGAAGACCTTCGACGAAGGCGGAAAGATCGACGCGGTTTTGCAGCATCGCGCCAGTGATCGCTACCTTGTGCTTGAGCACAAGACAACGTCGGAGTCCGTCGCACCGGATAGCGACTATTGGCACCGCCTCGCAATGGACACGCAAAGCAGCAAGTACATTCTCGCCCTCAAGCAAAGGGGCCTGGACGTCGGAAACCTGCTTCATGACGTGATCAAAAAGCCTGGATCGCGCCCCCGACAGATTCCAACCCTGGACAGCGACGGCGTGAAGATCGTGCTCGATGCCAACGGCGAGCGGGTGCGGACAAAGGATGGAAAAAAGTGGCGTGAGAGCGCCAGCCCGGCAGACGGTTACGTCTTGCAATCGCAGACCGAAACCCCGGAAGAATACGGCGCACGGCTCGAAGAAGAGATTACGGGCGATCTTGATGCCTACTTCGCGCAACGTGAGGTTCCCCGCCTTGACGCTGACCTCCTGGAATACATGGGTGATGCCTGGGCGCAATCCCAGCAAATACTTCACTACCGCCGGGGAAACCTCTGGCCCAGGAACCCGAGCGCGTGCTCGATGTTCGGCCAGTGTGAGTTCTACGAACTTTGCACCGGGCGGGCATCGGTCGACGGTATCCGCTACCGTCAAAAGGCGCGGAAGCATAGCGAACTGGAAATGGAAGAGGGAGAGAAAGAGCTTCTGACAAACTCCCGTTTGACGGCTCTCCGCAAGTGCGCCAGATACCACTATCACCGCTACGAAAATCCGATCGAGCCGACCAAGGAAGAGAGCGAAGCCCTTCGGTTCGGAACGCTCATGCACAAGGCGTTTGAAATTTATTTCAGGTCGATGATGATCGACTAACAGCTTTTGATCCGGTCATGGGTAAATAGTGCGCCGCTGGCAAAACGGTAGTTATTTTCATCCACCCGCCCCGTAACCAAATAAAAGCAGGGCACCGGATCAATCCCATCACTACAAAGAAAGGAGGGTATCTATATGTAAGCTCAACTCAACGTGTGTTGATTTCATGACCCATAGAACCTTGCCGGTGGGTGGTTAAACCGGACCTTTTCAAAATGCGAGCGGCGGCGTGGGCGGAGCAACACGCAAACCGAAAATATGACGGCAACCTATGCCGAGGAAGAAAGGAGTGTCCCCGCTATCGGCTTTGTGCGGGAGACCTGTCTAGCGGTACTAACCGTGGCCGGTTCGACTCCGGCCCGCTCGCACCCTTTTAATCCACCAAACCAACAGAACAGAAAACACCATGTCTATTACAGCAACCCAACTTAAATACGCTAGGGAGCGAATCTACCAGATCGCTGAAACGAAGACCCGGCAATTCATCAACGCGCTTCCGCCAGTTCCTGATTTCGACAACGAAATTGAAAAACGCATTGACTCTGGCACGGCGAAGCTTCGCGCCAAAGAGGCCATTCTTAGCGCTTATCAACGGTCGGGCCGTCGCTATATCGAAATCGAAAAGGTGTTCGATTTCGGAGACCTCAAAGAACGATGCCAGGCTGCCAACAACCTGCATCAATCGCAGAGGGAAGAAATCAAGCGGAAGGTTTCCCGTCGCGCAAACCGCATCATCGACGATCTCGTCACCGGCAAGCAAACCGACTTAAGCATCGCCATTGATGCGATGCTTAAACTTAACAGCGTCGACGTGAGCGGCGAAGGAGGCGAAGAGTAATGAGCTACCTTTCCAAGATCAAAAAAGGAGTCGTCGACCTGCCGCCGCGCGTGGTTCTCTCCGGGCCGGAAGGCATCGGGAAATCTACCTTCGGCGCGAACGCTCCCGATCCGCTGTTCATTGCAGCCGAAGACGGCTTGACCGGGCTTGAGCACATCAACCGGTTCACGCCGGGCGACTACAAGGAACTCGTCGGTTTCCTGGACGACATCGAAGCCGCCGCAACGGTAGCGTTTAAGACGCTGGTACTTGACACCGCTGACTGGCTCGAACGCTTGATTCAGGGCCATTGCTGCAAGCGCGACAAAAAGGCTAACATCGAAGCCTACGGTTACGGGAAAGGCTATAACATTGTCTTGCCGGAACTGGTCGATTTGCTGGCAAAGCTCGATAGCATCCGGCACAAGCACAAAATCGCGATCATCATTCTTTCGCACGTCCATATCAAGAATCACACGCCTCCCGGCGGCGATCCGTTCGACCGGTACGAAATGAAGGGTCACAAACATTTCACAGGCATCCTCCGCGAATGGCCGGATGCTTGCCTCTTCGCCGTCTATGAAACCTTCAAGACCGAAGATAGCGATGGTCACAAGAAGGTAATCGGCGGGGACCGGATCATGCACACAAGCTGGGCACCTGGCTGGGATGCGAAGAACCGTTACAACCTGCCGGAAACCCTCCCTCTCGATAAGGATCGCGGCTTCTTCGCTTTCCTGGAGGCGGTCGACGAGCATCGCAACCAGCCGGTCGCTGAACCTACCGAAGATGAGCTTCGGCACAAAATTGTCAACCTGGCTCCGCTCGCAACCTACAAGGACGAAGAGGAGAAGCAGAAAACAATCAACTGGCTGGCCACTATTGAAACTCAACCCAAAGACAAGCTTAAACAGGTCTTGAAGTGGCTGCAAAACCTTGTCGACAAAGAATAAATCATCATGAGCAAATACATTGATGCAGTCGGGAAATTCCGCTGCAAAGTCACCGAACCCGAAGCCGGTTGGCTCGGGGAGAGCGAAAAGGGAACCCCCTACATTCAGATTCCCGTTGTCGTGGACGAAGAAGGGAGCGACCAGAACGGAAACACCGGCGTTTACTATGCCTACCTTTCCGACAAGACGATTGACCGCACCGTCAAAGACCTTAACGAAGTCTTCGGCTGGGACGGCGATCTTAACGCCCTGGCCGGCGGTCAACAAACCTTTGCCGGCATGGAGTGCTCTATTGTCACCGAAAGCGATGAGTACGAAGGTAAGGAGAAAATCAAGATCAAGTTCTTGAACTCTCCCAACCGCGCGGCTGAGCGCCTTTCGCAAGACAAGGTGAGCAGCTTGATTGCTCGCCTCAACAGTCGAACGAAAGCCGTTGCTAAAGCGGCTGGCAGCGCCGCCCCGGCGAAGCCCGCCGCAAAAACTCCCCAGAAGCCCGCGCCCGAAAAGGTCGACGCGCCCTTCTGATCAATCAACCACAAGAAACCAGTATAGCTAAATGAGCACTGAATTGCCTACCAGCACGATTGAACGTAAGAACCTGGAATACAGGTTCACCAACGACGAGCTTCTTCATATTGCGAAGAAGGCCGCCGAAGAACAGACCCGTCTCAAGTCCCTTGAGGAATCGAAGAAGATGGTCATGGACGAATGGAAGGCGAAGCTTTCCGCGTGCCAGGCCGAAATCACCAACCTTTCGAACAAGGTCACTTCTGGAATCGAGTACCGGGACTATGATTGTCCGGTCACGTACAACGACCCGAAGAAAGGCATGAAGACCTGCCGCCATCCAGACACCGGAGAGGTCGTCTACGTCAAGGAAATGACTCAAGGCGAGGTCGACAAGACCTCACAAGCCGTCATGGACTTCGACGACGAGCCCGATGCCCCGGCCACCGAAGACAAGAACGCCGATGCCGTCGATGCGGAATTTACGACGATCAATGAGTTTCCCGCGTTGGTGGAGTCGACGGAAAGCGAACCCGAACCCGAAGCGCCGGAACCGGAGACCCCGGAAGGAAAAGCCGCGCCGAAGAAGCCGAAGGCCAAGCGCACCCGGAAGCCGAAAGCGAAGGCCGACGCCGACCCCGCACCGGAAGAAGACGAGCCCGAAGACGTTTCGTCCGCCTCTACGAAGGTCGAGCCCATCGACGAAGAACCCGAAGACCTCGACGAAAGCCCGTCCGCCCCGTTCTAACCAATCGCACCACCCCGGCAAGGTCCGATCCCTTGCCCTCTCCATCCCTATGATTCAATTTTTTATTCCCGGCCCGCCTCCCCGCGTCACGAAGCAGATGAAGAAAACCATCTTCGCCCGTGGCCGCGTGATGCACATCGACACGCCCGAACTCAAGGAAGCCACATCATTCCTTCAAGAGAAAATGCTACCCTTTCGCCCGCGCACACCGCTCGCCGGCCCGGTCAAGCTGATTGTTGTATGGGTCTTCCCGCACCTTAAAGGCGTGGGTAAGGCGACCCGCGAGAGCATTATCTACAAAGACACCGCGCCCGACCTGGGCAACATGGAAAAGCTCTTCGCTGACGTGATGGAAGACATGGGCTTCTTTGCGAATGACGGCCAGGTCTCAACCGAAGGCCTGGTGAAAGTGTGGGGGCCGACACCCGGAATCGCCGTGTCAGCCCATGAAATTAAAGGCCCGGTCGAAGAATGGGTCACCGACTTGATTCAGGAGGTTGCACGATGAATCTTTCAGTTCCTTACCGTTACCTTAAAGCACTCGCCTGTCTCTGCCGGAAGGACAAATGCCGACCGGCCCTTAGCGGGATACTGATCGAGATTGCCGAACCGAACGTGTTTCTTGTTGCTACGGATGGGATGCGATTGGGGGTTATCTCGATGCCGATTGGAAGCGTAGCGCTCAAGCTGAACAAGAAAGACGAGCGGAGAACGTTCATTGTGCCGCTCTCCGTTGTTGATCGGCTTCATCAACTGGATGGCTATTCACCAATAGCTATGATTGTCATCAAAAAGATGGATGTTTCAATCTCGATAGGCGATCGTTCTGGAGATGATGGGTGCGCAAGTTTCGGAAAGCTGATCGATGGGGGCTTCCCGTATTGGCGTCAAGTGTTTGCTCCGTTTGAGGTTGAGCCGCTGGGGAGCGCGATAGTCGACCCGATCCTTGTTCGTGGTTTTGGGAAGGTCGGAACCATCCTTAAAATTGGAGAACAGGCGCGAGGGATGATCTTTTCAAAGCTCAAGCGTCATGAGCATTGGGAGCACACCGATACGAACCAAGGCCAAACCCCGGTTGTCATCCGGTTTACCCATGAACCGAACTTCGTCGGCTTGTTGATGCCAATGAAGTCCGAAGGGATGAACGTTGGTGCCATTGCAGCATTGCCGTACTGGGTCAAATCCGGCCAGGCCGACCGGGCCACTGAAGGCTACACCGAACGGTGGGGTGATCGCGACTGGATCGTGCCGCCGGGCGCTCGAATCCTCCACCTCAAGCGGCAAGAGTGGATTCCGGCAGGTGGGATCGGAGAACTATCGGGTCGGGGCATTCTTTACCGGATTCCCGCCGACGTGGAAAGCGAGGTGACGAAGTGAGCAAACCGAAGCATACGTCGGGGCCGTTGGAAATCCGGCCCTCCCTAACCGGGAGCGGAAGAAGCTTCGTTATCTCTAAGAACGGGATGCGCATCGCCCTGTTCGAGCATGAGGCGGACGCTACCCTCTTCGCCTCCGCGCCGGAGATGCTGGAGGCATTGAAGGCTCTTGTTGGCTGCATCGAGGAAACCGACGTGGACGGGATGACCTGTCACGCGGAGCCGATGACTACAGCGTTTGATGCTATTGCCAAAGCAGAAGGAAAGGAGGGGAATTAATGCAAGCAGGAGATAAAGTTAAGTGGGTAGTCACAAAGAGAGGCGTCCGCACAATCGACTTCAGCACACGGTACGGCACGGTACTGGAAATCTCGGGTGACTACGCTCGGGTCAAATTGAGAAACAACCACGTGCGACGAGTAGCCCTGCGTTCTCTCCGCTTGGAGAATGAGCGCGGAGCATTGACAGAGATGCTTATGGGAAAGGAGCAGTCATGATTTGCCCATCTTGTGACAGCAATGACGAAGATTGCTTCGAGTGCAACGGGTACGGGTGGGTCTGCGATGACTGCGGGGAAGCCACCAACGAAACCGGCATGGACATCTGCGACGAATGCCACATCCAAAAGCAGAAATCGGAAGGGGGCGTCGCGTGAGGGGAGCTAAAGCACAAGTTCTGATTTTCGAACCGAGTCTAACCCATTCCGTATGGACGGACTTCTGCTCTCGCCATCGCACAATGAAGGGCCTTGTCGAGGCTCTTCGAAAGGGCGTTCGCTCGGGTGAATATGTTGGCTATCGGCTGATCACCGTCCACGAAGAGCATATCGGCATAACGTGGGGGAAGAAGTCAACGTGAGTGAAGACGACGCACCTAAAGCGCCGCCAGTTACCCGCTTGCATCAATTCAAGGTCGGCATAGCAAAACAGCGCCGTGATGAATACGGCGATGTCCTGGCCGCCTGTAACCGATGGCTAGATCAACGCGGCATCTTGAACAATCTACCCAAAAACAACAACTGGCTTTTTGAACGTGGAAAAAACAGCAAGAGACTACCAAAACGAGGGGATTGATTGGCTTTCGCAAACCTTTCGCGGCATCCTCAAATGCCCGGCGGGGGGCGGGAAGACCTTCATTGCGGCTTCTGGTATTGATCGAGTTGCGCGAGGCCACCAGCGCCAGCGTAAGGCGCGGATCACATGGCTTGCGAACACGCGGGAACAGGTCGAGCAAGCAGAGGAAGCCCTCGCCCTGTTCCCGGCAATCAACCAGCTTTGCCGGGTTCGCGTAGCGTGCTGGCAATCCATGCCGGACCTGACCGACGAAGACCTTGTCGTTGTCGACGAGTGCCACCACGCGGGAGCGCCGACGCTTGGCGCGCTGGTGGCAACCTCGCCACGGGCACGGTGGGGATTGTCGGCTACGCCGTTCGGGAGCGATCCAGAGAAGAACCTCGCGTTGATGGCGCTCTTTGAACACCAGATGTTCGAGATTGACCGGGCGCGGATCGTCGACGGCGGCCACCTGACAAAAGCGCGGGTGCATTTCCATAGCGATACAGACCCCGGCATCGCGGAAATCATCGACGAGGCGGTTCCTCGGTTGCTAGAGGAGCGCATGAAGCGGTTTCGCTACCTGGACGAAGCCGAACAGCGCCAGCGCATCAAGTGGCAACTCTGTCAGACGCACGGGATCGTTCGCAACTACGTTCGTAACCGGCGGGTGATCTCGCTCGCCGGCCAGGGCGACGCGGCCCTTGTGCTTGTCGGCACGGTCGACCACGGCGGGATGCTCGCGGAAGAGATCAAAGGCGCGGTTGTCTGTCATTCCAAGATGGGCGCGAAGCGCCGCCGGGAAGCCATTGCTGCGTTCCGGGACGGCTCCCTTCGCTGCATGATCGCGACTTCCCTTGCCGACGAAGGGTTAGACGTTCCCCGCGCCTCTACGTTGATTCTCGCTTGCGCCGGCAGGTCGACGACAAAGGTTGAGCAGCGGACCGGGCGCGTGCTTCGGACCTTTGCCGGGAAGGAACACGGGATCATTCACGATTTCGAGGACCGGCAACACTCGATGTTGCATTCGCAATACAAGAGCCGTCTAAGGCTATATAAAAAACTTGGGTACGAAATTCTATGAGCGATCTTCATGAACCGAAGGCAACGCACGGCCTTATCAAATACAGAACAATGATGGTTGTCGTTATCGACCACGCTGAAACCTCGAAGCACGCGAAGACCATTCGGGAGAAGGCTGGTTTGAGTATTCGCGAAGTAGCGCGGCGCATGAGTGTTCGACCAAAGCATATTTCCGACCTCGAAGCGGGCAACCGGCTTTGGTCGAGAAGTAAAGCTATCCTGTTTGAGAACGCGCTCAAGCGCGGAAGGAACCAAACGAAGAAGTCGAAAGCATAGCATGAACCTTTCAGAAGAACAAACCAGCGTCATCGACGACATCAAAGCCGGGAAAAACATCCTCGTCACAGGATCGGCGGGAACCGGCAAGTCAACTCTCTTGCGGGTCGTCAGGGATGAACTCGAAATCCCGGTCACCGCGTCAACCGGCATCGCCGCCGTGAACGTCGGCGGTCGCACGATTCATTCATGGGCCGGGCTCGGGCTCGCGAAAGATTCCGTAAAAGACCTCGTTACGAACATGCGGTCCGATCCTTTTGACCGCATCCGAAAGACGAAGATACTAGCGATTGATGAAGTGTCGATGATCAGCGCCGAGCTTTTCGAGAAGATCGACCACGTTTTTCGAATGGTGCGCCGGGATACTTTTCCCTTTGGCGGGATGCAGATCATTCTCTTCGGGGATTTCTTGCAGTTGCCACCAGTCCAGAAGGGCGCGGAAGACCTGATTAAACGGGGCGTGTTCCCGTTTGAAACCGATTCGTGGCAACAGGCGAAGTTCAAAACGCACATTCTTTCGAAGGTGTTTCGCCAGGCCGATGCCCGGTTTTCGTCGATCCTGAATAAGATTCGTTTCGGTGATGTCGCGCCCGACGTGTCGGCGCTCCTGAACGAACGCTACCTTGCGAAAGATGAGAACCCGAACCTTGAACCGGTCGTTGTCCATACGCACAACCTCAACGTTGATGCCATCAACGAACGCCGCCTTGCCACGGTGGAGGGCGAAGAGCGAACTTTCTTCGCCGACGACTACGGCGAGCCTAGCGCGGTGAACATGCTAGACAAGAACTGTCTCGCGCCGAAAGTGTTGCGCTTGAAAGCTGGCGCTCAAGTCATGCTCTTGACCAACATCAACACAGAGGCGGGCCTTGCGAATGGGAGCGTCGGCACCGTGGTTGAGTTCAACGACGGGATCAACGGGCCGCTGGTCAAGGTGTTTTTCAACAACGGCGAGACGTACAGCGTCGGGTTGCACAAGTGGCAGATCAAAGAGGGCAAAGACGTCATTGCGACGCGCTCACAGATCCCGCTACGCCTCGCCTGGGCGATCACGGCGCACAAGAGCCAGGGCATGACGCTCGACAAGATTCAGGTCCACTTAGGGAAATGCTTTGAGTTCGGGCAAGCGTACGTCGCGTTAAGCCGTGCCAGGACTACCGAAGGCTTGTTCATTGCGGACGGAAGCAGAGACTCTATCAAGGCGCACCCAAGCGCCATTGAGTTTTACCGTTCCAATCTATGAATACATCATCTCACGCAAGAAAAGTATACGCGGCCATGCCGACTAAGCGGAGAAAGAAGTTGTGGACTTCGATCTTAAAAGGAAAGTGTGAGTTCAAATTTATCAGGGATTTTCTCGTGTCCGAGGGCAAGCTCTTTAAGTCTGAATCTGTGATAATGCACGTTCCGAGCGGGATATGGAGGGGATTCAACATGCCTTACCAAGTGGCAGTAGAGAGGCTTGAAAGCACTACACAGGGAGATGATGAACTGATCTCTACAATCTTTGAAGTTTGAGCGCGCATGAGTGATTTCCTTTCTAAACTGACAGAAGCTAGAAACCGGGGTTTTACCCTTGATCGAGTCATGCGGGAGCTTGGGTACGGCGACTACATCCAAAGATCGTGCAAAAGCCCGTTCCGTGACGAGAAAACGCCGTCATGGGGTATTTACTATGACGACAAAGGCATAATGAAGTTTAAGGATTTCACCACGGACGAAAGCGGTGACGAAATCGACTTCATTGCAATGGATAAAGGATGTTCGTCGCAAGAGGCCCAGGACATCTATTTCCGCATGGCGGGCGTTGAAGCGCCTTCCGGGGATCGGCCCCTTGCCCAAAAAAGACGATCCCCCATATCAATTCCCCCAAAGCCAGAATCGCCCCTGCGTAAATACGAACCTGAACTTGCGCCGTTCGACTGGAAGAAATGCGTCGCCGCGCTGACCCCTGAAAAGATCGAAGGGCTTGCTGGTTGGCGTGGCTTTTCAACAAAGTTCGTTGAATGGCTCAAATCCCAAGAGTTGATCGGGATGCACGACATTTACCCTGCTACTCCCGTCATTAAAGACGGCGTCGTGATCGGTTGCCAGTACCGCACAACCGATGGCGACCGATACGTCAACGCCACTCCCGGCGAGAAGACACCGGCAATGCCGTTGATCATCGGCAAGCCGGATGCGCAGGTTTTGCTTGCGATGGAAAGCCCATGGGATGCGTTCGCTTTCATGGAGGGCCTGGGCTTCCATCACACGAACGGAAATAACGTGGTTTGCCTGGCGGTAACCCGATCGGCCAGCAATTACAAACGCTTGAAGGCCGTCCTCGAAGAACGCGCGAAATCGAACGCACCGGGCGACGTGATTCTTGTCGGGCAAAATGATCCGCCCCGCAAGGACGGTAAGCCTACGGGGCATGACACGCTCGAAAAGGGATTGCGGGAGCTTTGCGAGGAAACCGGGCTAACGCTCAAGTTGGCGATGCCTCCGGAACATGTCAAAGATTACAATGATTGGTGGCGAGAAGCGCCAGACATTGGGGATTTCGTGGCTCCCATCGAAGCGGCGAAAACCAAAACGAACAGCAGCTTATCAAATCAGGAGCTTAAAAACATCATGGCGTCTACATTCAACGATGACGACAATTTCTTTGGCGACCGCGTGCTTGCGGAAGGCCAACCGGCAACAATCCTCGGCCCGGGCGGTGTCGGTAAGTCGCGGCTGGTTATGCAGATGGCCATTTGCATGATTCTCGGAAAGCCGTTCCTGGGAATCCAGACGCACGCGATGCACAAGCATTGGCTCTTTATCCAAACAGAAAACAGCACGCGCCGCCTACAGCACGATTTGAAGGGCATCATCAAAGGTCTGGGCATTACCGACAGAGAAGTTGATGTTCTCAACGATCACATGATCTTCCACACTATCGAGCATGATCATGATTGTTTCCTGGCTTTGAATAACCCGGATGAATTTGCGCAAGTGCAACTTCTGATCACCGATTTCAACCCGGATTTCGTCGTGTTCGATCCGCTCAACACGTTCACAACCGGCAACCTCAACGAAGATACTGACATGCGCGAGGTTTGCTCGCTCATCACAAAGGCCACCAAGCGCGGAAAGGCAAAGCGCGTCCCGATCGTGGTTCATCACTCCCTTACTGGTAAAGCAGGAGCGCAAAAGGCAACTGGCTGGGATAAAGCCAGCTACGGGCGCAACTCAAAGATTCTCCAAGCGTGGACCCGTTCGCAGATCAATATTGCTCCACGCGATCCCGACGACAACACGAAGCTGCTCATCACGTGCGGCAAGAACAACAACGGTGCGCCGTTCCCAGACATCGGTGTTTACTTCGATGAAGACGAATGGATTTATAAGGTTGATGAGGATTACGATCCCCAGGAGTTTCAGGAAGCCGTAGGAAATGCCAGAAAGAGCAAAAAGACGAAGCAAGAACCCGCTGAAATCATTCGTTTGTTTGATGATAAGATATATGGCGTTGATCTTATACCATTGGTTCAAGAGCACTATAAGTGCAGTCAGTCAACGGCGTATAGAACTTTAAAGCAAGCCACAAAAGACGGATTTATCAGCAAGGAAGGTGATGGGAATACCGCCCTTTACCGGAAGGTCAAATGACAGGAAACGCCGCCTTAAAAGTGCCGATTCTCATTCTCATTCTCAAAAAATCTATGACAATGACAATTGAGAATCGCCGCCGTATCCCGGTTCGATTATCATTCTCACACGCCATCCCTTTAGGGGGCGTGAGAATGGGAATCGGAACGGGGCCTGCGGAACTCAGATTTTCAAGCAAACGTGAAGATTCCTTGATTCTGAAAAACTACGTGGAATTCGCAGATTTCGGTCTCGACCAGTTGACAGGAGGAGATGGGTGTAGTTTAAGTCGCTGCATGCAGAAACCTCCTGGCAGTTATGTTGAAGACTTTGCGCTATCAATAGATGGCCCAGAATCCGAAGATGAAAATGCGGCATATCGAAGGGGATATATTGATGCTTGCCGTGATTCTCTTCGTATTATGAATAACTGGGCTTTAACTGTTGTGCAGTCACCTCGGCCAATGGTTGCCACATGGCAAATTGCAAGCGCCCTTGGCCTCTCTGTTGCAGTCGGGAAGTCTGATTCGGAAATCGCCTCAATTTGCGGAGTCGCATCTCGCGCTTGCATCAGCAAGGGACGAATCATCTTTCAACGGGCCAACAACATCAAGCCGCTTCCGTCCCAAAAATCTACCGATGCTCGGAAAGCGTACAGCCTGAAAAGATCATGAAGGAAACCAAACTTGAAATTGCCGAGCCGTCGCCCGAAGTTGACCGAATCAACGCGTGCTATGGCGAGTTCTTGAAGCTTGGCAAGCGCAACGCAAGCGGATTGATTGAGCAGATCAACAAGGCCCGAGAAACCGGCATCTTGCTTCAAGGTGCAAAAGCAAAATGCAGACACGGGGAGTGGAAGCTCCGGTTTAAGACGTACAAGGGCAAAGGTAGAACGAATTCTACCTTTGAGTTTGATTACTCGACCGCCTGCAACTTCATGAGGGTTGCTAAAGCCCTCCCTGAGCCGATCATCCGACTTCCCGAAGGCATTCGGGTATTGACTGACATCTACCGTGGCATGGGAGCGTTGCCAGACCCCGAAGAACGGGCGGGAAGTCGACCGCGCCTTGAGTACGTTAGCCGGGCATCGAAGCGGGTCAATGAGCTTGTGGTGATCATTTCGAAGTGGCGTGAGACCAAGCCGCTTGAGCAGTGGACCGCACAGGAGCGTGAAACGATCAAGGATCAGATCAAGCCGATCGCGGAGCTTTACCGGGAATTGGAAGAGGAGTCACCGTGCCTACAAAGTGGAATGACGAGCTTGAAAATTCTCAAAAATGAGGAGGGGGTCCCCCTCAAGGAATCTATTTGAGGGGGTCATGGAGTCAGGAGGTCCAGCCAGCGCCCCGGGCTTTTTCCGTGAGACCTTCCGCGAAAAATTAAATCACAAATTAAATCCATGCCGCCGACGAAATCCAAAGCAGCGACGATGAAGCGTTCGCCGGGCCGACCGCGCGATGCTTCGAAGCTGGCCTTCAATTCCTTGAAGGCTGCGGCTGCTCACATCGGCGGCGAATGTACGGTCGAGCTTTTGAAGGCGGCAAAGAAAGCCGGGTGCCCCGCTTTTCGTAACGGGCGGATTTACGTCGCGGAGCTTTCGGCCTGGTTGGAGAAAAACAAGGTCGATCCCGGCGCTGTCCAGGGAAAAGAAGAATGGCAAATCCAGAAGCTCCAGGAAGAGACGCGACGGCTCCGCAGGGTGAATGACGTTGATGACGGGAAGCTGGTCAGTATCGAAGAGGTGCGCGAGATCAACGCCCGGATCGATGCCGACATCATCCGCGCCTTGCTGGAATCTTTCGGGGACGCGCTTCTGCTCAAGATGGAAGGGGCGTCCTTCGCGCAACGAAAGGTTCTGATCACCGAAGCAATCGACCGGGTGCTGGACAAGGTACACAAACCCAATGGCGAAGATGCACGTACTGGAAAAGGCCAGGCGTAGCAGCTACGCCCCACGCGACCGGCGCACGTTGGAGCAATGGGCAAAGGGGGTAAAGCTCCCATCCGCCTACGCCATCAACGGGCCGTTTGATCTCTCAATCTCCCCGTGGCTCAGGCGTCAGTGGGAGGCGCTTGACGATCCGCTTGTGCGCGAGGTGACGTGCGTTGCCGCCGTTCGCACCGGCAAAACCCTTGGGGCCGACCTCTTTTTCGCAAAGGAGATCGCCACCAATAGCGTCCCGATGATGTTCAACATCGGGAACGAAGATGACGCGAAGGAGCACGCGAAAACTCGCTTCCTTCCCCTGCTTCGGTCGATCCCGTCCGTCTGCGGAAAGTTCACGTCAAACCGGCACGACGTTACGGATACGATGATCCGGTTTATCGACGGGAACTATATCATCATCCAGGGCCTTCGGAACCCCAATAACTTCGACTCGAAAGGCATCTGCAACCTCGTCAACGACGAGCCGCACAAAGCCCCGAAGGGGAATATCTCCAAAGCCAAGAGCCGCACCGACGACTTTCGACACAAGTGCAAAGTCCTTAATATCTCGCAGGGCGGCGAGGTTAATGACGACATGGATGTTCTCTATCGCAAGGGGACGATGGAAGTTTTTGGGTTCAAGTGCCCGTCGTGCGGCCAGCTTCAGCCGTTCGAATGGCGGGACGCCGCCGGGGAGTTCCGGCTCAAATGGGACAAGGACGAAACCACCTGCCCCGGGGGTCGATGGGACTACGATGCGATGGCGAAGACCATCCGCTACGAGTGCGGGAACCCGGAGTGCGACAAGGTGTTTCGCGACACGCCTGAAGACCGCCGGGAGCAAACTTATGATTGCGGGCAATACCTTCCACCGGCGAACCCTATCGCGCCCCGCGACACAGCGTCGGTCAATTGGAACCAGCTTTGCGTGCCGTGGATTCCTTGGCGGGAAATCGTCATCGACTGGATCGAAGCGATGGAAGCCATGCAGCTTGGCGACTACACCAAGCTGAAGAACTTCATCCAGCGGCGACTTGCCCAACCGTACGAAGAGACGGAAATCAGGATCGACGGCGACGATCACGAGCCAGAGAGCGATTACGAGATAGATGATCCATGGCCCGACGAAGCGCATCGCTTCATGGCCTGCGACCGGCAGGAAAAGGGCGGCATCCATTTCGTTTGCGGGATTCGCGCCTTCGCGCAAGACGGGCGCTCCCGGCTTCTCTGGGCCGGGCGACTGGAAAGCTATGAGGACATCCATATCAAGGCGTCAGAGTACGGCTTGAGCGGCCCCCGCGTCGCCATTGACTCCGGACACGAGTCAGCGGAGGTCTACGCCGCTTGCGCGAAATACGCATGGATTAGCTTTCTGGGTTCCGACGAATCGAGTTGGGGGCACCCAGATCCAACCGGGCACGGATACATTCAAAAGCCGGTCTCACGCTTCAAGAAGGTCTATGTCGGGATTGGCACCCGGCAACAGGCAAAGAATAATTTTTGCTACCATTTCCTTTGGTCGAACCCCTACTTCAAGGATGTTTGCCACCGGAGAATTTTCGGGAAAGGAATCGAGTGGGGAGTACCTGCCGGAATCACAGAGGTCAGCAAATATATCGACCCAAACTCCGACCCGGAGCGCCCGCGCTACACTTCCTACTGGCCGCAGATGCGCAGCAACCAGAAGATCATCAAGCGCGACAAGGTGACCGGAGCTGAGAAAGCTGTATGGACCCGCATCGGGAACCGTCACGATCACTACCTTGACGTTGAGCGGATGCTCCTTGTCCATGCCTTCAATGCCGGATGCTTCGGTTACGAAGCGGGCGCGTAACGGTTGACACCGCGCCTTCTCTTGATGGCGCAACCAAAGGGAATCTTCGTCGGCCTGACCGGCGATCAAATCAACGCGATCCGCGAAAAGGCGGTCCTTCTCATCATGGAGGGCAAAACCACCATGTCGGGGAGCGTGGCGGGTCAGTCGTTTTCAAAGCAGTTGGCGCTTCCGCTCGATCAGATCCTCCTGGAGTGCAACTACGCTTCGGAGCTTCTTTCCAATCGCCCCCGCCCCCGCCGCGTGCTGACCAATTTCAATCGCGCCCTCCGATGAAACGCCAGGCTCCTGTCATCAATCGTTCGTGGCTGGCTCGCACGGTCGATAGCGCTTTCGAAGCCTTCGCCCCGGGCCTCGCCCTCAAGCGTGCCAGCGCTCGCGACATGCTGGCTTACCGCGCCGCCCGAATCACCCGCGCCAGAGAATCCGCCCCTCGTACAAGCAACCACCCGGACGGCCCGAAGACGCAACGCGACCGGGTGACGCTGATGTTTGAGGCCCGCGACCTTGCGGATAACGTCGGGTTCGTCAAGGGGCATCTCCGGAAGGTCCAACTCTATGGAGCGGGAACCCTGACCTATGAACCCGACACCGGCGACGACGGCATGGATTCCGAAATTCGGGAATATCTCGACTGGTGGTATACCCTCGCTCATGTCGGCCTCGACCATCACTTCAATCGGCTGATTCAGATTTCTTTGATCGGCATGACGCGCGACTGCGATTCCATGCTGGTTTGGTACCGGGACGAAGACGCCCTTCGCCTGCAGCTGATCGAAGCCGACCAAGTTGGCGAGCTTTACAGCTTTTCCCAGCGTTCCGACTATGTTTCCGGCGTCTACCTCAACCCGGACGGCACTCGCGCCGGGTATCGCGTCTACGAGCGCATGGGCGACATGCAGTATATCAACCCGGAGTTCATCCCGGTTGAGAACACGCTGTTTTTCTACGATCCCATGCGGTCGAGCAAGCGCGGGATTACCGCCTATGACGCCGCGATTGAAAACATTCGGGACAAGTTCGAGGTCCTCGACTTCGAGAAGAACGCGGTCAAGAAGCTCTCCACCTACGATGTCGTCACCTACACCGAGCGCGGGCGACCGGAGGGCTTTGACTATGACAAGCGGGTCCAGGATGAAGGCGGCGCGTCCGCGTCGTTGATCCGGCACGCTGAAGCCGGTGCCACTGAGTTTATGGGCGTCGGCGAGAAGTTCGAGGTCATCAACCCGAACCGGCCAAGCTCTTCCTTTCAGGGCTTCCTGAAAATGCTCGACGTCGAGTCGTGCGCCAACCTGAATCTTCCTTACGGCTTCCTGGTCGACCCATCCGAACCGGGCGGCGTCGCGGCCCGTATCATCGCGCACGTGGCAAACCGTGAGTTTGAGCGCATCCAGCGTGACATCCTCCTCCCAAAGCTCAACCTGATCCGTGACATCGTTCTCGGCGACGCCATCGAGCGCGGCGACATCTCCCGGCATGCGAACTTCCGGCGCGGCCTCTGGATGTTCCCCCCGCCGCCGACCGCCGACATTCAACGCGAAAGCGACATCGGCATCAAAGAGGCCCGCGCCGGCCTCTCTACCTACACTGAACAGTACGCTATCTACGGACAGAACCGGAAACGTCAATGGGAGATTCGCAAGCAGGAAATCATCGACAAGCATCGCCTCGCCTGGGAAGCGCAGAAGGCCCTTGAGGAGCAGGGAATCCCCGCCACCATCTCCCCGGAGGAGATCGCCTCCATGAGCGACAACCCGGCGAACAACGGCCAGCCAGCGGTTGACACGGACCCCTTCAGTAAATGAAGCGACCGCAGCTTACCCAATTCCAAGCCTTGCCGGGCGGCGATTCCGTGGATGCCGATGCCGGTATCATCAAAGGCGTTTCCGTCATGACGATCGGCCCCGCCCTCGGGCACGGGATGGACATCGACGAGAAGGGATTGAAACAGTGCCTCGCCGCTTGCCTCGCGAAAGGCGATGAAGGCGTCAAGCTGGTCATCAACCACGAATCCGGGTTTTCGGAAATCGTCGGTGTGGTGAAGGATTTCCGCATCGAAGGTGATCAGCTCAAGGGCGACGCCCATCTCCTGGATAGCCATCCGCAGCGGGCGCACATCCTCGAAGTCGCTTCCAAGATGCCGAAAAACTTCGGCCTTTCCGTTGAGACCTACGGGAAGCATGAGCCTGTTTCGAACACCAAACGCAAACTTTACCGGTGCGAGCAAATCGACGCAATCGCACTGGTTCCCACCCCGGCGGCAAATGCCAACGGCCTCTTGTCGGTTGACACCCCACCTAAAGAAATGGACGAAGAAAAAATCGCTGAAATTGTCGGCACCGCCGTTGCGGATGCCATCGCCCCCATCGACGAGCGCCTGAAAAAGCTCGAAGAGGCCGATCCCGAAAATAAGCCTGAGGAAAACCTCGAAGGCGACGAAAAGAAGGAGGAGGAAAAGCTCGCAAAGCTCGCCGCCAACGTCGCCGCCGCCGCCGTCACGAAGTTTGCTTCCACCCTCGGAATCTCGAAAAACAAGGAAGCAGGCGCGCCGGACATCCAGCGCGGCAAGCTGACCAAGTTCGAAGCCAAGGTCGAGGAGCTGGTCAAGGCCGGTGTCCGCAACCCGCACGCCGCCGCCGTCACGAAATACCCGGAACTCTACAATGAGTATCGGATCGGCCTGGAAAGGGGGGGCAACTAACCATGGGCACCTCCACCAGGATCGAAGGCGGTTTCCGCACGATCACCGTCGGCTCATCTGCCGTTGATGCCTACCTTCGCGTTAAGCTCGGCACGGACGGAAAGCACACGGTCTGCAGCGCGACTGACTTTGGCGACGCCATTACCGATGAGCCCATCGTCGCAAACGGCACCGGCACGGCTCGTTTCGTCAATGCCCCAGGCCAACAGTTCGGAATCGCTTCCGGCGCTGTTGCCACCGCTGGCCTGAAACTGTATGCCGCCGCTGACGGCAAGGTCTCCACCACTCAATCGACGACCGAGCCGCTGGTCGGAATCTCCGAGGAAGCCGCCGCCAACGGAGAAGTTGTCACCTACACTTCGGCTGCAAACACCGCCGTCACCATCGATAACGGTTAACGAAGGTTTACACTATGGCATTTCGTTCCAATATTTCCGCCGCGCCCAGGGAAGAGATTTCCGCTGCGATCGTTGAAGGGGCCAGCCTCAATACTCAACTGATCTGGCAGGATGTCCTTCCTCCTCTCGGTCTCAACCAGCGCACCGCGCATCTTCCGAAGCTCACCATTGCGGGCGCGGAACTGATGCGGATCATCGACGGCCTCAGGGCGGATGGTGCCGACTACCCCCGCATGACGGCCACCATCGGCGATTTCACCCTGAACCCGGCGATCCGTGGTCAGGAAATCGGCATCCCGCTGGAGGCAGAGATGGATTACGCCCATCTCTTCAGCCTGGAGACCTTCTACGCCCGCCAGCTTGGCCAGCATAAGCTTTCGCTCACGCTGGAGTATTACACTGCGCAGACGATCTTCTCGACCGGCAACTTCGGCTCCGCGACGAACTCGTCGGTTGCCTATACCACTGGAAACCTCGATACGATTTCGCTGGTCGCCGACATCCTCGCTGCCCTTAACCGGGTGCGCAATGCCGGGGAGGAGCCTGATATGGTCATCATTCCTGCGCTGGTTCTGGAGCGTTGCTCCCAGGGCAAGCTCGTCAAGGAGTGGGTGGCCGGTCAGCTTGCCGCCGGTTCGGAGGTCACCGCTACCGCTCTGGAAAGCGCGATCAACAAGCAGGGCTACCAGGTCAAGGTCAAGGTCGGGCGCGCCATGTACAACAGCGCCGCCAAGGGTAAGAAAACCCTCACCCGCATCTGGTCGAATGACTACATCTGGGTCGGTCGCGCCGGATACAAGAACGTCGCCGGGGACGCCGGAATCCCGATCCTTGACGGCGTCGGCGCAACCGCCTTCTGGGAGCCGTACGGCCTCTTTGTCGGCGAGACCTACGAAGACAAGCCGAAGGACCAACAGGTTGTTCGCGGGAAGGTTTCGGGTAATCCGAGCGTCTTCAACGCCAACGCCGGAACGTTGATCGCCACTCAATACGCCTGATCATGAGCGACAAAAAGACTTCACCCACACAACCCGCCACCCCTCCCAAGGAAGCGCCCAGAGACGTCTTCTACGTCTACAGCCGCGACGGCGCGCTCTACTCCCTGGAGATCAATCCCCAGAACCCCTACGGGAAAACGCACCGCGCGACTACCGAAGGGCACACCTGGGAGGGGACGGCGGCGGAGTTCAAGCGCGACTTCGATCGCGTCGACTGATCGCCTTTCTGCATAGGCATAGGGCCGGGCCGGAATGGGGTTTCCCTGAGTTTACCCATTCCGGCCCTTTTTCTGTATGAGCACTGACTTTCACAATTTCATGCGCGCCGGTTTTCATGAGGCCGCTCAAACTTTCTCTTCCACCGACGACGCCGAGGTCATCCGGCACAAGGGGAAGGTCGCTACCGTCGTCGGCGGATCGCTCAATGCCGCCGAGGAAATGAAAAACGCCGGCATCCAGCCGGAGTTCGACCGCGTGGCCGTTGTGCTCGATGACGAGTTCGACACCCTCGGTGCGGCCATTGAAAGCGAGGTCGAAATCGGCGGCATGAAGCTGGAGATTAAAGCCATCTCCCGGTGCGCCCCGTTCGTCACCCTTGGCCTGAAGGAGATTCGATGAAGATCGACCTTGAGATGAAAGGGTTCTCCCGAATGGTCGAGTCCCTTTCAAAGCTCTCTGGTCGCGACTATGAAGATGTCCTTTTGGATCAGGTTGGCCAGCTCTTGAGGGTTTGTATCCAAAAGACCTATCGAGCCGAAAAGGGATCGCTCGCGAAGGTAGCATCGGTTCAAAACCATAACGCTAGACCCAAGGATGGCCCGAAGCTGACCGGCTACAAGCGGTCGGGTAGCAAGGAGTGGTTGGTAGACCCGGGAAAGAAAAGCCTCTTTTCGAAAAGGCAGGTCGCTATCTACAAAGCCAGCATGAGAATGCCGGATGCCCAATGGGCGAAGGTCTTGCAGTTACGAGCCATCCTTGAGGCGAGGCATGTTGAGCCCAACGTTGCCGAAGGCTCGCGCGGGCTTTCGGCTCAATCCTGGTATCAAATCGCTCAGGAACTCGGCTCCCTCTGCGAAGAACGGGCAAAGGCCCCCGGCTACATCAAGAAAGCGAAGTCCTTCATGGGTAAGCAGCCGTCGCGCGTCGGTCGGGGGCGAAAGCTCAATGAGGGTTCTTCGCTGGTCATCGAGATCAGAAACTCAAGCTCCCGCCTCGTCAAAGGGCCATCCCCAGGCTTCAAGGGAGACAAAAGCGCCCTGATGGGCCGGAAGATTCTCGCGTGGGCGATGCGCATCCGCGTTTCCGCTTTCATCCGCGAGCTTCGCGCCGGTGTCTTCGAAGACCTCGAAGTCCGCGCCAAACGCTACCCCGGAATTTTCACAAAATGATTGCACCATCTATTGACGACCTCTACCGCGTCGAAGACGACGTAGAAAAAGCCATCAAGTCGATCCTCGAACGGGACGGAATCGCGCCTGTCTACGTCCAGCAGGATAGCGAGGTTTTGACCTCCCCCCGGGTCGAAGTCCAGTTACAGCTCGGAGCGGCGACCGGCCACAAACATATCGACCGGCAGAAACGGGTCTGGATCGACGCATGGAACGGCACACTGGTTTTCCAGATCGTCACCCGCCGGAAGGATGAAAAGACCAAGCTCGACCCATTCCACTCGAAGTGGCGGGCCGCCATCCGTCGTATCATGCAGGGGTGCGCCGGGAGCATCACGACGCACGATCTACCTTACCACGGCCTCCCGAAGATTACGGAACAAGGCACTACGCCGAAGGTGGAGAGCGAGGATAAAGTCGACATCTCCGAGGTCGCTTTTTCCGTCCTGGTCTGCATCCGTCCCAGCGCCTGGCCGTGACGCTGGTTGACACGGGGGCCTTGGTATATGGCAGACCCCGAAGGTGTTTACAATGACGGCGACATTCCTTATGGCTCCCAAATCGTGACCATTGGCGCGCAAAGCTACATTGCGTCCAATATCAGTTTTGAGGAAGGAAGCAACAATGTCGATTCCAACAATCATGTCGGCGTTCCGCGCGGCCAGGTGCTCACCGCAACCATTCCGACCGGCTCCGCTGAGTTGCAGCTTCAAGACAGCAGCCAGGCCCCGCCCGCACGATTTTCCACGTTCACCCTGACCGACGTCGGCGGCGGCACCCAGCTTGTGGTTATCAGCAAGGTGGGGCGCGCCTGGGATGCGGGCGGCGAAACGAAAGTTTCTATCGATATCCGCAAGGTTCTCAATCCCCCGGGCAACCCCGAAACCTGATGCACATCCCCGGCCTCCAGGAGGCCATCGAGCGCGAGGCCCGAATCAGGGCCTCCGCTTGCTGGCCGGGTTACACTACCGAGCTTTGCGGCGTTCCCGTGCGAATCATGACGTTGCGGGATTTGCTGTTCCTCGATCTCGCGCGAAACCCCTTCGTTTGCGGGGGCGTCCCGACCGCCGAAGACATCGCGCAATTCCTCTGGATCATCTCCCCGGAGTTCGGCGCGTTCCGGGATCGCGCCTTCTGGGTGTTTGACCGACCCCGATGGAGCGAGAACCGCGCCAGACGCCGCTTCACGCGGTCTTTGCGTCATATCCCTACCGGTGAGGCCATCGAAGCCATTCAGACCTACCTGGAGGAAATCTTCCTCGACACGCCACCATCGGCCAGAGGTGCCGACAACGAAGCGCCGTTGATGCACTTCTTCGCCTCCCTGGTTTCCGCCGTCGCCATCGCGTTCGGATGGTCCCGGGATACGATCGAGCGCCTTCCGATGCCCCTCCTCTACCAGTACACCCGGTTCATCCGCGACCACGAGGCCGCCCGCGCCGGTGTCAGCATTCCCGCCATGTCAAAATTCCGGGACCGTGCGAAAAGCGCCGCCCTCCGCGCCCACGCCGCCCAAAAGAAAAAATGAGTTCCGAAGCCATCATCGCTAAACTTGGTCTTGATACCAAGGATTTCCAAAAAGACCTCAACGGCAGCGTTGCGTCGGTCCTGAAGGCGCATACGCAAATGATGCGAGCCGCCAAGGGGCAACAGTCCACCACTGACCGGCTCGGGACTTCGATTCGATCCGCTGGGAAGGAGTGGATGCGGGCTGGAATTGCTACCTTTACAGGGCCGCTGCTTGGAGTGATGGCCATCGGCTCGCTTTGGGAGGGCGTCAAAGCGGCGAAAGAGTTGGACCGAGAACTCGACAAGGTTCTCAAGATCAAGGATGCAAAATTCTCCTCGATTTCCGACCTTCAAAACCAGCTACAGAGCGTTGACGGGTTGCTTCAGAAGATCAATACCCATCTGGGGAGCACCATGCAGCGGAGCGCCAACGACCTGAAAGATAGGTTTGAGGCGCTTTTCAACGTCATCTCCAACCCGGTTGGAGCTTGGAACGGTGAAATTAAGATGGACAATACCAATGTCCGGCTTGCGAAGCAGGAAGGCGATCTAAAAAGGGATCAGCTTAAGCTTGAGGAGCAGATCGCGAACAAGCAGCTTAGTCAAATTGGAAATCAGACCATCGCGCTTACGGTTTCGGAAAGGGCGGCAGAGTTTGCAGAGGCCAAGCGTAAATATGATGAGATGCTCGGAGCGGCAGCTGGAAAGGCCCCGGAGGTCAAACAAGCTATGGAATCAAGCGCAAAAGCTCAGTATCGAAATGAACTCCAGCAGATTGTTCAGAAGCATGATTTCATGGAAGAAGAATTGCGTCTTCAAAATGAAATCAGCAAGCTCCAAGGGAGCGCATCCCAACGGTCCATCGCGGCTACTCGTCTGGAGATCGCCATGCTTCAAAAGCGGCTGGAGACACACAAAGATATTCTTAGCGCTGAGGCAAGGAATCGTCTTACGGTTCAAATCAATCAGAAATCCCGTCAGCTTCACGACGCTCAGGTTGAGCGAGCTGGCATGACCCCTCAGGAGGTCGAAGCGGAAAAGGCGCAAGAACGGGACCGTCGACGTGCCGTGCGGGTTTTTGAAAGCCGGGAAAGGGGTCGCCAGCAGAATGGAGAGGCGAACAGTAGCGACGAAAACCGCGATGCCCGGTTCGCCGCTGCGAAGAAACCGGTTTCCCTCCAGCCAGCCGGGCTATCTCTTCGTGATCAGGTAAATAGCCAGTTCGCTCAAAAGCCGCTTGTGCATCAGGTTAATAAATCAGCCGCTTCTCTAGCAGGAAAAGATCAGAAGATGTCCAATGCAACTGACAATAAAATTGAACAGCTCCTTACCGAGCTAAATAAAACTGTCAAGGATCGTCTCGGAGTGATGCGCTAACCCATGGCCAACGCCTTCTACGACGGAGATTTCACGGTCGCCCAGCCTCAGGGGCCGGACGTGATCAGCTTTGACCCGGAGCTTCGGTGTCATTTCCTGCGGCGCACCATGCGTCAGCGGGCGGCCAGCTTCGAGAAGATGGGCATCGGGGTCAGCATCGCGACCGACTTCTACCTCTACAAAGAGACCGAAGGCCGGAACGTCGGTGCGGACCTTCTCGAATGGGACCGGCTCGCGATGGAGCTTCCGCCGCCGCGCATCATGCCGGAGGGGTATGTTCACAGCTACCAGTTTCTTTCGTTGGGCGATGAGCCGATCGTTGAAGCGCAAATCCCGGTCACCAGCCACGTCTACTACAGCTATTCCCATGTCGAAGACCCGACGACGATCGAAACGCTTTCCGCTCGCCGGTATATCCTGATCGGCTCGGTCGTCTACAGGGTCGGCGATCTTAACGTGATCGAATCCGGCCCCGATGAAGGTTGGTTCCTTGCAGAGGATTCCGTCATCCGGAACATCCGGGGCAACGTCTGGGAGCATGCCAAACGTTACGTGCCGCCCTTTGACCCAACCATGGTTACCTGATATGGCGAACAACAAGATAAATCCTTTGGAAAAGGGCGACTCCGGACGCACGATGATGCACACGGCGACCGCCAACGAGGTGATCGCCGCCATCAACCGGCTGCTTTCGTTGCAGATCAAGCCGGAGGGTGCGGGGCGCGTGATTATCTCGGATGCTAATATCGTGATTGAGTTGAAGGGAGGGAGGCTTAATGCCGAAACCTTTGCACTTGATGTTTGGCTTTCGGGGGCACCTGCCAAACTGAATGTTTACGCTGACGGGCCTCCGGTTTCTTAATTATGGCTTACGTGCTCGCTCCCAGTATTTTCCGATTTGTTGAAACGTCCAATGATTCCCTTGTTGGGCGTGGAACAAGTTACCCTTTTGGATACACTCTGGAAGAGCTTGGCCTTTTATGGAGAGTAAAGAGGTTCCGAACGAACTTCGATATCAATATTGACATCACGACGGAATTCCCGAACTACATCCAAAGATCTGTTTTTAGCGGAGCTTACAGTGAAGCTTCTCCGTGGCCGTATCGGATAAATACATGGAATCCTGCGTGGGATGAACGCTGGCTGGCTCACTCAAGAATCCTCCACAACTACGCGAGGAAAATGTTTGAAGGCGGGTGGAAAATCTATCGCGATGGTGTTTTGTACAGTGAGAGCGATGCCAAGGTTGGTCTTTGGAATGACAATCCCACGAATCGAGCTAAGTTAGATGTATTCTTTGATGGATATTTGATTAATGGCCTAGTTTACCCCAGGATGGTGTTTGATTGCGAGGTATGGATTTCATCAAATTCGTTTTATCGCATCGGATATCTTACTTATTCTACCGGTGATATCTTGTCTGATAACATCCTGTTTTCTAATCCTATTGATCCCAGCGAGACCACCCCGCTTTATGTGGATTCTTCTCTTTCAGGATCGCCATCGAATGCATTGCTAAAGATTCTTCCTGAAGAATACTACCAATACGACCCCGGCGACACCGACCCCTACCCCGGAAAGGACGGTTCCGGCCCCATCTACGACTCTGCAACCGGCGCGCAGCTCCGCAACCCCTTCGCGATCGTCAAGCGCGGCGACGGCACCTTCTACAACCCCAACTACGTTGCGCCGTGAGTTGACACCAACCCTTTGATAAATGGCACTCGTCAAAATTAACCTGAGCGATATCTTTGGGGAAGGCTTCTCTTCCCGGGTCGTATTCGCGCCGCTTGAAACCCCGTGGATCAACGGCGACTGGTCGCTGGTCGCCACCAAGACGACCGAAGTCGTCACCAACAGCGCCGGTCTGGCAGACGTGACCCTTCTTGCGGGCCAGTACCGCGTCACGTTTCCCCGATACACTGAGGACGTGCTCACCATCGGCGTTCCCGACGACGGCGGGGAATATGACTTCGCCCTCTTGATCAACGCTGGGGGGACGAATATCCCGACTCCTCCGCATTGGCAAGGGCCGCAGGGCGAGGCTGCAACGATCGCGATCGACTCTACCGAAACCCTCGCGCCGGGAGAAAGCGCTACCGTAGAGAACATTGGCGACGAGAACAATGCCGCCTTGAAGTTTGGTATCCCGAAGGGCGACAAGGGGGTTGACGGCAATGCGGCCACGATCAGCGTGGATTCCGTGGAGACCGTCGAGCCAGGCCAGCCCGCTGAAGTTACAAATATCGGCACGGAATCGGCTGCGGCGCTCAAATTCAAGATTCCGCGAGGGGAAGATGGTGATCCCGGCAAGGACTACACCCGCGCACACGAAGCATTGACCGGCACCGCCATCGATCTATCCAGCGGCAGCGATATCATCTACTACGCTACCCTCTCCGGGGCGGTCACCTACACCTTTGACGGTGCAGCCAACGGCACGATTGCCCTGATCCGGTTTTCCAACACCGGGGGGCACGCCGTCACCTGGCCGGGTACGGTACAGTGGATGATGGGAGTTCCGCCGCCCGACGTGTTGCCTGATGGCTGCATGGTTATGCTGATCGTCATCAACGGCGTTGTTATCGGGGGGTGGGCATGATCCCAGTGGTTAATATCTTGCGGTCACGATGGGACGTAGATGCGCTTGACTATATTCGTCGGTCTGCGGCGGCTGATGGTCAGCCGGCCACGGCGGAGCGACTGATGGCAGTCAACGATCTGGTTAAGACGCTCAAGTCTACGCCTTCACCTCTCCCGGGCGTCAGCAACTGGGATGCGATGAAAGCAACGTGCCTGCTCGCCGGGCCGCAGACGCTGGCAGGAGCGCTGATCCCGTTACGCGGACCTGCGCCCACCAACATCAATTTCGTTTCAGGGGATTACCATCCTGTGAATGGGTTGAAGGGCAACGGATCGAGTAAGACGCTGCTCACAAACTACACCAACGACGGAACCGCAATAGATCAACACGTTTCGGTGTTTTGTTCGACGGTCTTTGCTGATTCGGGCAACAACACGAATTACATTGGAAACGTATCAGGATCGGAGGGAGTCACCAGAATTGTAAACACTGGCGATGCTATAAGTTTCAGATTGATTGATTGGGGCGGTAAAAACAATATACCATACCCTGCTGCTCCCAACAACCGAGGATTTCTGGGCCTCTCCAGTATCCCTAATCAGTCGAGCCAAGTTGCTTATGCCCTCCCAAATTCAGATGGAATAGGAACAAGAACGAATTACGCCATCTACAACACTCCTTTCTACGTATATAGCAACAGCACCGGAAATTTTTCTGCGGCTCAGCTTTCTTTTTTCAGCGTCGGTAAAACTGTTGATCTGATCGCCATGCGTTCGGCTCTCAACGCTTACATGGAGGCGATCGCATGACTCCGGAAGAAATTGATCTTTTACGCGACCTCTCGGCTCCGCTGGTGGAAAATCCGTTGCCGTGGAGCGAGCTTTCAAGCGAACAACAGTCGGCTTTCCGGCTGCTGATGCCTGATGCCGATACCGGGTTCACGGAGGAGCAACGCACGTGGATCAACCTTTGGTGGTTGCCGGTGAGTGCCGAGCAGGCGGCGGACATAAAAGCAAAGGCCCCCACGGGCAATCAGTATCCGGGACGGGAGGATATCCACGGCGACCTATTCGTCAGCGTTGACCTGCTCTCCGATGCACTCGACGGCGGGCGGCTGGCGGCGCTGCTGCCGATCCTGGAAACCCTGCCGCTGACCTACAAACCGCCGGAAGAATGGCCGCAACCAATACCTGAAGAACAACCATGAGCAGAGACGAACACGAGAAAATCGACGTGTTAATCGAGCGGATCGACAACCTCTCCGAACGTCTGGAACGGTTTGAGATGATCGCTGAAAAGCAGTTTGTCACGCGCGCGGAGTTCTGGCCGGTGAGGGCCTTGGTGTACGGGTGCGTGAGCATCGTGCTTGTTGCCGTGGTCAGCGCTGCGGTGACCCTTGTTGTAAGAGTGGGTTAAATCTATGAAAGCGATTTTTCTTATTTCGTTTTTTGCCCTGGCCGGTTGTAGCTCGCTGCCGGAATCAGCCCCCCGTCCAGCGGATGCCGCCGGGGCCGCAGGGCGGCAGATTGCGAGCGCCCGCGAAAGCAACGCCGCCGCGCGCCAGGCGGCGGCCAGCGTGCGGGATGAAGTCGCCAAGGCACAGACCAGTGCGGAGGCCATCTCTCGCCTGGCTGATCGTCTTATCGGAAAGGAGCCGACGCCATGAAGTTCGTTTTCCTGATGCTGATGCTGGCCACTGCAGGGGGCGCTGACTTGACCCGGGAAGAGGTTCGGGCCATCGGCGGCCAGATCAAGCAGCTCGCCCGCGAACAGGAGGCTTCTCTCCAAAATGCCCGGCGGCAGATCAACCGGCTGACCGTCCGGCTCGATGCGCAGGGCGACGCCCTGGAGTCGGCTAACGCCGCCGTGGAGCGCCACAAGCAGGAAGCCGCCAAGCTGACCGAGATGTTCGAGGGATCGGAGCGCCGCCGGGCGGAACTGGAAAAGAAGAGCCTTGAACAGGCGGCGGAGATCAAGACCCTCGCCGCCTCTAACCGGAAGCTCAGAACCTACATCGCCGGGTTCGTCGCGCTCCTGGTGTTCCTGGCCATCAAGTCCATCGTCGACAAGTTCGGCCTCGTGCTCCCGTTCTGGTGGCGGTGGTTGATCCCTGCCGCCGGTGCCGGAGCGGTCTTCACCATCATTTTCCTGATTTTATGAAACGCATCGTTCAATACGTCCTCTACTGGCGGGAAATCTACGTCTTCATCCCGCTGGCGGTCGCCTCCCTCTGGTGGCATCAGTGGATTTACGCCTCCCTCATGGGTGGCCGGTCGTCGGTTGATCCCCCCACCGACCTGATCAACATCTCCCGATCCCTATATTTCATTTTTTTGATGGGGGCGATTGTCGGCCTCTTCCAAAAGCATCTCTTTGGGTACCGCAGCAAAGGGGGTGCTCCACGACTGCGGGATGACATCTACGACACATGCGTTACCATCTTCCTTTTCGTTTTCGTGCTGGTCTGCTTCCGCTCGCTCTGATCGGCCTTCTGGCCGGGTGCGGTCCGAAGAAAGAGCCACTTGAACCCCGGACTCCTGATCCCACTCCAACGCCGACGCCGGTCTACGCCCTTCCGGACACCACGGTTCTTCTCTCCCCGAAGGGTTACCAACTGATCCTCGACTTCGAAGTCGGCGGCGGCAGGGCCTACTACTCGAAGTTCCTTGCCCGGCCTACGGTACCCCCGGCGCAGTCGGGTTTGACCATCGGCGTCGGTTACGATTGCGGCCACTACTCGAAGCCGGTCATCCTCCGGGACTGGGATCGATTGCCGAAGCCGCAGCCCGCCCGACTCTCGGAGGCCGCCGGGAAAAAACAAGCCGCCGCCCGGGCGGTGTTGGCGAAGGTCAAGGACATCCTGATCCCTTGGGCGGACGCCGAAGCCGTCTTTAATGACGTGACGCTCGCGCAATACTACGCGCTGGCGAAGTCGGCCTATCCCGGCCTTGAAGCCCTCCACCCCGACGCCCAGGCCGTACTCGTCTCGCTCGTCTTCAACCGGGGGAGCGGCATGGTCGGCGCGAGCCGGGCGGAGATGCGCAACATCAAACCGCTGGTTCTCAAGCGGGACTATCATGGGATCGCCGCTGAAATCCGCAGCATGAAACGGCTCTGGCCGAACATCAAGGGGTTGCTCCGCCACCGGGAAGCCGAAGCCACGCTGATGGAGGCTTGCGGGTGAGGCGAGGGGTGTAAATCCCATTTGAACAGATTTGAAGGATGCGCGCCAAAAAAGGCCCTAAAATCGTCATAAAACGCCGATTTCCCGAAAAACCCACCTAGGAAGGCCCTAAAAATAGCCGCTTTTCAGGGGTTCGAGTCCCACCCAACCCACCATAGCCCACCTCCCGACTCTCAGGCGATGATGGTATCTCTGCAGTGGAGGGTGCGCAGGTTCGTCATGGTCATGCCCCCGGTTACTCTCCTTTAATTTCCTCAGCCAATCTTATCGGCCAGTCTGGTTCGTTGAAGAAATCGGGTTTCTCAGCCCGATAGCGTGCTGTACGCTTGAGGAACTCTTCGTTTTCCGGGGTTCCTGCCCTGCCGATTTCCGGGAGCCGTTCGACGGCATGACGTTGAGCGAGTTCAGGATATTCTCTATAAATGGCAAGTTTGGCTTGTCGTGCCTGTTCTCGCTCTTCTTTAATTCGTTTTTGTGCCGCTTGCCTGATTCTTTGCAGCTTTGCTTCTCTTTCTTGTTCGGCTTGCAGTTTTTCCTGATCTTTTCGGAGCATTTCAGCCAATTTCCCCCCGTTTTCTTTTTCCCATTGGTCGCTTTTGTCTTTCAAGGTTTTTGCTATTTCCTGGATGTTGTCAAAATGGAAGACCCCTGTCTTTGCTGCCAAGTCCTCACTGGTTGTAGTAAAAACCAGAGATTGATATCCGTTTGACGTTGATAGGTTATCATTTGATAATAATATTTTTCCGGGAGCGTTAATCGCTACAAACCAGAAATATAATTCCTCCTCGTCGCCCACCAGTCTTTTACCTCTGGCAACCAGTACATACTCGCCCGATTTTATATCATTGAAGAAAAATTTTCCATCAGCATCGGATTTCTCGGAAGCTTTAGGGCGAGGCATTCCGTCCAGGTAGTAAAACCCGGATTTTAAACACAAACTTGCTGATAAGACAGATAGGAGCCGGGCTCGAACTTTATCAAGGAGATCGGATTTTTCATAATAATCAGACACAAGTTGCTTTCGGTCTGGATCATTAAAGGGAATATCCAAGGGCTCTTTGGCTTTCGCATATAGAGCCTCAAGGACTCTTTTTCGGTTTGTCCATTCATCGGCTAACTCTTCAAGATTGGCTTTGATTGCAGCGGCTTGATTTATTTTGGTTGCTATATGATTTACCACAACATCCTTGTCGTATAAATTCACTCGAATCAGGGGGAGCTTTATGGCGGTTCCTCCTTTTGTAGCAATAAAGATTTGTCCTTCAATTTCGCTTCCGGAAATCAAGGGAGGCATGCCTATGAGCGCGACGGCGATGATCAGAAACAATTTCAT